TCCTGTTTTTAAGCCGTTCCAAATTTTGGTGGCAAAATCTCCAATTCCTTGCAAGCCGGCTTTTATGCCTTCCCAAACGAAAGAAGCCGCGGTTCCGATTGCGGCGAAGGCTTTTCCAAAAATGTTGAACTTTGCTTGTAGCACCGCTAGGGCGACGCCTACGGCGACAAATGCGGCGACTAATAAAAAGATCGGGTTCAAGGCCATGACGGCGTTGAACGCGGCTTGAACGGCTGTGAACGCGGTTGTTGCCGCTGTCCATGCCTTCATGGCGAAATTGACGGCAAGAATGGCGGTAGCAATGCCGGCGATGGTTCCGCCTACTGCTAAGAAAACGCCGGTGTTGTTTTGTGCCCATTCGCCTAGTTGGGTGATGAACGGCAACACTTTTTCAATTGCCGGCAATAGTGCCGCGCCAATTGATTCTTTTGTTTCGTTTAAGCCTATTCCAAGCTTCTTGAATTGGCCTTCTGCCGTGTTGGCGGCGGCGGCCGCGTCACCCCCGAAAGTATCGGCCAAAACCGACATGGCGCCTTCGACGTCTAACCCATTTTTTAGAAGGGTTTTCATGCGCGGATCTAAGGCTTTTAATCCTTTGTCGTTGCCGGCGTAAGCCTTTGAAAGGGCGTCGGATACTGTCGCTAGATCTTTGCCGGTGCCTGCCGAAATGTCCAACGCCAATTGAAGGCCGCTTTGTGCTTGTTCTAGATCTTCGGTACCAATAACAAGTTTGGCTAATGCCGGGCGTAGTTCATCATCTGCCGTGGCGGTTGCCATTGATAAACCTGATAACCATTCTTCATTTTTAGATATTGCTTTATCGGTTGCCGTGGTAACGCCTCGAATGTTGCGCGCCAATTGTTCTTGTGCGGCCTGATCTTCAATGGCGGCTTTAGTAAAATCAACGGCGGCGGCGCCTAATCCGGCTAATGCGGCGGCGGCAGGAACGGCGGCTTTCTTAATAGCAAATTGGGCTTTTTCGCCGGTGGTTTCAAGCTGTTTGAATTGTTGAACCGCCTTGTCGATACCTGCCCCGGCAAATTCGGTGATGATTGGGATTGTTATAGCCACGGATCATTTGCCTTTCATAAGCCGGTCGGCGGTTCTCATTGCTTCAAAGGCCAAGCCTTCAACGGCGCCTTCAACTTCGTTTTTGTGTTTCTCATAGGCCGGCCACATCACGCGCGAAGGCTTGCCCCATTTGGCGGAAAGGTTTCTTGACATTGTACCGTTGCGGCCCATATCAAAAATGGTGTCAACCATGCCCGACCAACGAATAAAGAAAACGGCAAGGTTGCTTGTGCGGCCCTGAAATTCTTTAACTTTTTTTCCGGATACGCCGGCCTTAACAAGTTTGTTTGCCTTGTTCGAATCCCATGGCAACATTTTGAAACCGCTTTTGGTTGTCCATGAATACTGCCAACCCGACAACGGAAGTTTGGGAATGTTGGCTTTTGCTTCTTGAACAACCGGGGAAACGATTTCTTTGTATTCCTTCGTTATGCCGCGCCGCAATGATGGTTCAAGTTTGTTCAAGTTCTTTAGCGCGTCTTTTAACCCGACAATTTCAATGTTCGTTTGAACGGTCATTGTTGGGCCTTTCTTTGCTTGTTAAGAACATCAATTGCGGTGTTCAGATCTTGGATTGTAAAACTTATTTCCGGGGGCCAATAGCCGGTTTCAATCAGGATTTCCGCCAATGATCGGCTTATTGATCCCCGTTGGTGGGGTTTGCGTTATCGCTATCAACAACTTCTAGTTTTACAAGCTTCTTCAAAAAATCGTCTAGTTGTAACGGCGGTGAATAACCACCGGTTTTTGCGGCTTCGTGTGCGAGGAATCCCAATTGTTCAATTGAAATACCGTTTGCAAGATCGGAAGCTTTAACTTTGAATTTTCGTTCTAGTTGGACTATGTGAAACAAGTTGGTTTCAACGACATAATCGTTTTCACCGGTGTTGACGTTTATTGATAATTTCATTTTTTCCTTTGCACGGTTAAGGGATTAGATCAGGGGCTAGTAACGTCGCGCGCCCATGTTCCATTTGTGAACGACAATGAAGCAACGGCCAATTCGCCAACGGTTGACATGATCGCCGGGTTGTTTTCAAGGGTGGCATTTGTGATAGTGAATTCGGGGTTCGAAGCCGATTCGGTTGTACCCGAAGGTGAAACAACGATTATGCAACTTCCGGCCGTTTGGATTGCGGCAAGAAGTGTTTCAACTTCGGAAGCGCCGTATGAAAGAAACAAATCCATGTTGACGGCGACAGTTTGCAAACCCTGAACCGCGCGGTGCCCGGTATCGCCAAATGCGGTTGATTCTAGATAGTCGTAGCCAACCATCACTTCACATTTTGTGCATTGGTCGGAAACGTCAACGGCGGTGCCGCCGGTTGGTGTGATGTTAATTGTTGCATTGCCTAGAAAAGTAGTGGTTGCCATTTCTTGTCTTTCTCTTAGCGCCGTTGGGTTGCTACGGCTACGGTTAAATCATAGGAAGGTATTTCTTGCCCACCAATGTTTGTCAAGCTTGGGCGGCCTTCCAAAACATCAATGGTTGGGGTGTCAATAATTGTGTCGCATGTTGTGTATAGGTAATCAACCGCGTCTTGGTTGCCGGGTGGTGCCGCCAATACGCGCAATGTGAACGTTACTTTCGCAACATTGTAAGTGAAGGAAGTAAATGATGGGGGTTCAATTAAAACCGTCATTGGTCTCGCATTGCGCGAATCAGTCACGGTCACAATTCCTAGCGCCGCTAAACGCGAAGCAAGGGCGGCTTGTGATTCTGCTAGAAACCCGGTGGCCGCCATTAGGCAACCTGACTACGGTTAACGCCTAGCAACCGCATTATTTCGCCCATTGATCCAATCGGCGCGCCGGTTCCCATTGATTCAAACGATTGAAAGGAATCGACACTTCCGCGTTGCCGGTAAAGGCTTGCCGCATACATTGTTAGCGCGAGAGTGGCGGCGCTGTTTGGTGAATTCGTAAGCCCGTCATGGTAGCCGGCCTCGACGCGCTTACGGAATCCCCAACTGTTACTTGCCGCCGTGCAAGCAGTAACAAAGGTTGTGTCATTTGCGGTAGCTGTGGAAATGCCCAAAAAATCTAACACGTTTTGGTTTGTGATCCATGTGCAAGTTTGGGTGTGCGTAACTGTGCCGGTTGCGGCTTGTCGTTCCGAATCTGTCCCGGATTGGTTCACTAATAGTTGGTTCAAAATGATTACGTCGTAATCAAAAAGATAATCACCGTATTCGTCAACGCCTTCGAACAAGTATTGGGGAACGTCATAAACAACATAGGTGCCGTTAAAGGCCGCGTTGCCGGTGACTGTTATTGATTGACCAATTGAAACTTCGGTTGGTTCAAGGGTTTGCAAAATAGCCACGTTGTCTTTGCGTTGCGTGTGCGTAAGTGTGAACGCGGCCATTTTGCAATTTCCCTTTCGTTAGCTAGGTCTAGTTAAACAATTGCCGCTTTGACAAATTTTGTGTTGTCAATCATTAGCGCCGCAAATTGGCCACGGAACGCCACGGTGCGTGACAACGTAGAGGGTGAATCAATACTGATGGCGCCTTTTTGCATTTCATACAGTTCGTAACCTGACGCGTCGCCAACAATGACGGTGTCTGCCGGGAAGTTACGGTCAACAACGACTTGCAAGCCGAACGCCACGCCGTTTACCTGTCCGGGTGCAAGGTTACCAAATGCGTTCATTGGGCCGATCTGTGGGAACAATGGCCGATCCGCTGTGTCGGAAAGTTGCAAAAGAACACCCCACCATTCGGGGTTAACGAACAAGTGTGTTGGCAAGTTGCCGTTACTTGACGAAAGGATTGTTTGGGCGGCGCCGGCAATCCAACCCACCCAATAGGCAGGATCGGTTGATGAAGCACCGGCAAAGTTACGGGTCACGGAAGCACCGGCGGCTAGTTGATCGGCCGCGTAGTTGTCGGTTGCGTTGGCGTAAATTTTTGCCATGTCGTCTAACACGACTTGCAAAATTTCTGGTTGGCTTACGTCAATGTCGAATTCCGAAATGTTTACGTAGCCACCGAAAAGTTGTTTGGTAACTTGGTTACTTGAGACAACAAGTGTTCCGGCGGTTGGTGACTGTTCGCCGATACTTGCGCCAATTGAAGTGTGGGTTGTTACTTCGGGGCGAATAAATACTTTTCCGCCTTGTGGTAATCCGCGAACGCCCACGGCGTCGCATACCGGCCTACGACCCTGAAAATTGTTATAGACAGGGGC